CATCTGGTCGAACTCGGCCAGGGCCTTCGATACCTCAGTTTCTTCCACGAGCTCGCCGCGAAGCGCGATGAACTCGTTGTCGATTTCCGTCAGTCGGCGCTCGGCAACGCGGACGCACTCGTGTATGCCTTGACGACCACCGACTGCACACCGCGCGAGTAGGTCACCTCGCGCGTCGCGTGCTTCTTCCGCTGGCCCTCCAGCCAGGCGGACCCTTTGTCGAGTAGGTCGCTCACGGCTTACGCTCCGCTGCTGGAAGCCTCAGTGGAAATGGCGCAGGGGCACAGCCGCACGCGCACCGAGGCATCGGCGTCTGCCGCAGCGACCACGACCTTGCCGAGCAGCTTGAAAGCGCCGCCGCCATCGTCGGGCACCGCGAACTTGTTCACCGCGTCCCAGTACGCGAGCGAACCGACGGCGAACGTAACTCCGCCGTCCGCCTCTTTGTCGAAGTCGAATACTCCCTCGACCGCCAATGCGCCGGCATGTCCTGCCGGAATCGGCACCTTCGCCACGCCGACCAGTTCGCCTTGCACGATCACGTCGCCGGCAGCCACATTGCTGCCCGGCGTGTAGTCGATGGACGCGCCGTCCTGAATGAAATCCGCCATGAGTGGTCGTCTCCTGAATGAATGGAAGATGAACGAGCAGGACTACGCGCTGGCCTTCAGCGCGCCGCGATGATCGATCCGGGCGACGCCGAAGTCGAAGTAGCACCGCAGTTGAATGCCGAGCGTGTTGAACTGAGCGTCGGCTGTTTCGATGGTTGGTTGACGCTGGCCGCGCAGGTACGCGACCTGAAACGCCGGCAGGTTGTTGGGGTCGGCCACCAGATACCAGTTGGAATTGGACGCCCCCGGCATTCCGGCGAGCGCCAGATAAGGCGACGACTCCACGCGGAACCGGCCGCGGTACGGGTTATCGACGCCCTGCGATTTGTTGTTCGCCGGCGTCTGATTCACCGAGGCCGAGGTCCACAGCTGATCGGCCAGGTACTTGAGTCCTGGCGGCACGAGCAGGATCGCCGGCTGGCTGTAGATCGGGTCGCCGTCGGCGGCCACCTGTCCGAGCATGGCCGCCTCGCCCAATCCCAGTCCTTCGACGGACAGTGCCGTCCCGGTGAGGCGATTGCCCTTCGCCACCGTGTAGAACGAATCGCTCGCTTCCATGATGGCGCTATAGAGCGCCTTCTCCACCGCCAGCCGCGCCTTACGCCCTACCGAGGCGAAGAGTTGCTGGAAGGCGTTCACATCGTCGTTGATCAGCGCGTCGCGGCTGTACGTGAGCATCTGACCGCGCGTCTCTAGGCGATTCGTGTAGGTCGTCTCGTTCAGCTTGCCGTGCTTGATCTCGCCCGTCGGTCCCACCTTGGCGAACTCGCCCGTATGGTCGAGGCGGAACATCGTGTAGGTGAGGAAGTTGTTGAAGTCGGCCTGCTGCGCGATCCGCTCGTAGGTGCCATCTACCCGCGTGAACGAATCGAGAAGCAGCTTGTTGCCAACCGTGCCTAACAAGCCGGGCAGATCGACCGTCGAGAAGCCGGCCTGAATCTGATGCTGGACCACGGTATGGAACAGCTCCAGACCATCGTGGGGCGCGGCCTTGCCGTCGGCCTGGAGTGCTGCAGCAATCGTCGCGTGGAGACCGCTGCTGCGGCGCTTCCAGGCGGCTTCGACGACTTGGGGACCGAAGTCGCGATCCTTCGCGAGCCACTCGTCGCTCACGCCGCAGCGCATCAAGAGGGCGGCCGCCAGCACCGGGGTTGTGGGAATCGCGGAAGTCGTAGCCCGCGGAACACCGACGTTCGGCCGCTTGAGAAGCTCACGGTGAATGGCCAGTTCGGTTTCTTGGATCGTCCAGCCGCCTTTGATCGCCTCGTCGGCGATTTGCTCCAGCGCATCCAGGTCGCAGCCTGGATTGTTATCGATGGCTGCCGCGATCAGGCCCTTGATCTTGCTGCGTCGCGCCCGCTCGCGTCGCGCCGCCTCGATCACTTGGTTTGACGGTAATGCCATTCCGCCAGTTGCAACTCGGGCGTCTGCGGCGCTTCCGGACCGTCGTTATAGAACCGCACGGTGTTAGCCGGCAGAAAGAGCGTCGCCATGCTCGTCCTCCTTGCGCTGGGCTTCCCACTGCGCGAGCAGCCACGCGGTCAGCGCGTCGGTGCGGCGCTGGCGATAGTCCTCATTCTCCGCGGGCGTCGTGAACGCCACGCGCACGTCGTATTTGCCGATGCTCTCCATCGTTTCCGGCATGACCGTTTCCTCCAAAAGCCGTGTGCTGCCAGAGGCAGCGAGAAGGGCGACGGCCCGCAGGGGTCAGCCTGCGGACCGCGTCGCCAAGCGGCGAGGTCGGTCGGTAGATCATTCGTTGGTTCGGTGGGTAGGTGGGACGGGCGATTAGACTTCGCCCTTTGCCTTGTAGGCAGCACGGTGGTCGGCCAGGGCCGCACCGAAATCGTGATAGACCCGCCAGGTCGCGGCGAGCGTGTTCGGGTCGGCGTCGAACCCGAAGAACTCGACGGTGGGCGACTGCTTGCCCTGGAGAAACGCCACGATCAAAGCGGCGTCGGCCGGACCGGCGAACAGGTACCACGCCTTCGCCGAAGTGCCTTCAAACCGCTCGTCGTTCGACAGACGCGGCTCGACCTCCAGCGATACCGAGTTCTTCAGTGCGTTGCCGGTCGGCAGGTCGTTGTTGGCCCGCTGGATGAAGTCGCTCATCAGGAGTTCCTTCGCCGTCTGCTGCAGTTCGGGCGGAACCAGCAGGGTGCGCGGGCGGATGTCGAGGTCGCGGTACTCGTCGTCGCGCTGCGCCAGCATGCGGGCGATGCCCGTCGCCAGCGAAGCCGAAGCGAGCGCCGTCCCCGCGCCGGCGTCATAGTTGCCGTTGCCGCCGCCGAAGAACGAATTGGCATTGGCCAGCAGCACCTTGTAGACCAGGTCGCTGAGCGACCGCATCGCGGCCCGCCCCAGCGAGCGGGCCGTATCATCGAACAAGCTGAGGTCATCGTTGATGATGTCCCGCCGGTCGATGGACAGCATCTTGGCGAACGTATCGATGGAGTACCCGTACATCGCCTCCTTCACGCTGCCGTGCTTGATCTCGCCGCCGGGCGGAAGCTGCGTCAACTCTCCGGTGTCGCTGATGCGAATGCCGGTGTGCTGCTTGAAATCGACGGCCGACTTCACCGAGGCGAACGCCCGCCAGGTGGCCGGCGACTCGGTGTAGGCTTCGAACAGCAACTTGTTGGCCGCGTCGCCCAGGGCGGTCGGCAACGAGTAGGTGCTGAGCGCCGCCTTGATCAGCCCATCGCGGCCGTGCGGGGCGTCGCGGCCATCGAGCATCAGGGCCGCGCGGCACAGATCGACGAGGTTCGTGGCCCGCAGGTCGCGGGCCCGCTGCGCGGCGTCGGCACCCAGGTGCTTCTCGGCCAGGTGCTCGCAGTTCATGTGGGCCAGGATCGCCGCTTCGAGCACAAAGCGCGAGGCGGGCTCCTCGCGCTGGTGGGTCGAGAGCGGGATCGGCCGCCGCGCCCGCAGCACCTCCAGTTCCGTCCGCTGGGCGTCCCAGCCTTCAGAGATGGCCGTGGCCTCGATGTTGCCGAACCGCCCGCCACAGGCCTTACGGATGGCGTTGATGCGAGTCGTTTCCGCTAGGGCGTCGGCCCGAATCTGCTCGGCGGTGAGCGTTTCCGTTTGAGACATGCTCTGCTCCTTCCCGTTGGCCGCAATCGAAACCGACGTTCCTGCGTCGGCACCGATGGCGACAATACTGACTTCCCTGAGCACGCCCGCACGCACGAGCGTGAACCCGCTGGCCGGCGCTTTGAGCGCCCGCCCGTTTACTTCGACCAACTCGCCGGCCCGCACGCGGTCGTACTCGAGCGGTGCGACGCCGACCGACGCCTGGAAGCGGAACCCGCCCTTGGCCAGTTCGACCACCTGCCGCGCCGCGTCCGTCGAGGGAGTGATCGTCCCCTGCACCAGCAAGCGGCCGTTGGCAACGACCGCCTTGCCGTGCCCGACGATCCCCGCTAGCGACGAATTGTGGTCGGCCAGGATGCCGACCTGCTCGGCCGAGGCGTCGATGCCGGCCAGGTCGATGGCCACCGGGCCCCAACCGGGCACGGACATCAATCCGCCGGTGTAGGCGACGATGGTCACCGCGGGCGGCTTGCCCGTCGCTTGAATCTCTACCTCGGCGGCCGAGAGGAGCAATTCATCAACCGCTGTCGTCATTGAAATTCCTCCTTGTTGAATGGATTGAAGCCCGCCGCAATCAATTTGGGGGCGAGCATTTTGAGCCGATACCGCAACGTCCCTTCGACCACGCCGAGCCGTCGCGCCGCTTCGCTAACGTTGTTGTCGCACTCAATGAGCGTTCGGCAGAGCTCACGACTTTCTTCGTTGTCGATGAACTGCAGAACGTCGTCGGTCGTGTAATTTTTGGTCGTCCGGTCAACCGGGCGACGCTCGGCGGCATCCCGCTGAGGACGAAGTTGCTCGTCATCCTCGGGTGCCTCCGGCTTTGCTTCATCGACCTGCTTGAAACGGCCGGCGTGCCGGCATTGGCGGGCGACGTACTTGAGCACGCCGCGCTGGACAATCGTGTGGATCAGCGTTTTGGCCGACGCGCCCTTGGCGGGATCGTACTTCGGCGGCTTGCTGATCAGGTGCAAAAGCACTTCCTGGGCAACGTCCCCGTAATCGACGTACTTCGGACAGCGCTTCTCGGCTTCGTGGAGCGCGATCGAATTGGCGTACTCGATCAGGTCGGGCGTCAGTTCGAGCTCGCGCGGTTCGGAGTCATCCATTTAGACCTCCTCGCCACGTTCGAGACGCTCCCGAATGTCGTCGCAGAGCGTGAAGGAAATGACGGCCGGCTTGATGTCAAACTTGCCGTCGTCGCCCGTCACGCCGCGCGGCGGAAATCGGTGCATGACGAACAGCTGGTCGTCGTCCCGAACCCGCCGACCGTACTTTCGCGACTCCCGTTCTGCCGCCTCGCGTAGCGGACGCTTGAAGTCGGCGTAGCGGCAGCCGAGCGCCACGCACATCGCGGCGTAAGGCGTGAAGAGCTCGCACGCCTCGAAATGGGCCGCAGCCTCATCAACGTCCGCCCGCGACCAAGCGTCGGGGTCCGCCGGCGTCACGATGCCGTTGCGGATCAGCAACTCGAGCGACTCCGGCCGGCAGTCGTAGCCCCGCGACCGCAGGTGGTTCGCCGCGACCACCAGTTTCATCGGGAACATCCGCTCCCGCTCCTCTTCGACCACCTGAACAAAGACCGGGTCCGCGCCCGCCAACGGCATGGCCGTTAGCTCGATGTACTCCTCGAAGGTCAATCCCGTACCCATGCTCTCCTCCCTTTCATCTGGAATCCGCTGGCGGGCACCGTGCCCGTCTAACCCCTTATTTCCTGCGGCAGGGCTGATTCGTAAAAGCGATTTAGATTTTTTCCCTCCCCGCCCTTGACAGCTGATTGTGCCGGCGTTCTCAACCGGCTAGAATTCCCCCAGTTCTTGAGGGATCGAGTCTTCTTGCCGAGGTTGGAACATGATGCCTACTCGGGGTTTAGCCTGTCCGGTAATGGTCCCTTCCAGCATTGATTGGGAGCGGGACTACTCGAAATTGACGGCTGCCGATCTGGCGAAGATGTCCGATGAGCAACTGGCGACGGTTGATCCGCTGGCCATGAATCTCATCGTGGCCAAGGGCGTTCCGTCGCTCGCTGACCTCGACATCCGGCACTACCAGGACATCGTGGACGGCTGGGTGCTGGATTTGAACCGCCGCTGCCTGCCGCAATGGGAGCCGCACTTCCATCAATCGCCCCAAGACTGGGAGAACGACATTCGGTACTTCCGCTTGGGCATGGTCTGCCAGTACCTCGATCTGGAAGTCGGCATTCAGTACAACCAGCACCAGCGCGACGTATCCCGGATCCTCTACACCAATCCGTCGGACGTTTTTCTGAACGGCGTGCTCGATACCCGCGAGGGCACCTGTGGCAACCTAGCCGCTCTGCACGTAGCGATGGGCTGGCGGATGGGTTGGCCCGTCTCGCTCGCCTGCGTCGTATCGCATTACATTCTGCGTTTCGACGATGGCGAGGTAATCTACAACATTGAGGCGACGCAGGCTGGTCATGGCGGGTTCAAGTCCGACCCCGACGATTACCTCATCAGAGAGAAGAAACTGCCGGCAATTGCAATCACGAGCGGTTCCGATCTGCGCGCCGTGCGCCCCTGTGAAATGCTGGGCATATTTATCAGCCTCCGGGCGCGGCATCTTCAGGACTTGGGCAAGCAGCAGAACCGCGAAGATCTGATGCTCGCCTCCGAGGCAGACTGGCTGCTGGCCCGGCAGCTCTTCCCGACCAATCGGGCGATCTACAAGCACCAAATGGTCATCTCGACCATGCGCGGCGACCATCTGTTTGTAGAAAACGAAGCAGGCCACCCCAATACGTTTGGCTTGTTGCTAGACGAGATCGCTAGCCGTCGCGGCCGCAATCAGATCGTTGTGCAGCAAGAATCCACTCTTCCCAATTCCAAAATCATCGACGAACTCTTTTCGAGCATCGAGGTACGCATATGACAACCACCCTGACCGCTCCCACCAGCACCCGCTCCTTCAATCGTCTGAGTCGCTTCGCACCGATGCTTGACCAGGTCGCCGATCCACTCGGTTACGAGGCCGGAGACGCCAATCTGCGGAGATACGTCGGGAATTCGCCGACGAATGCGACTGATCCTAGTGGACTGGAGGAAGCTGTCCCTCGACAAGGGCCCCGCTTCAAGCCCGGCTTTGAGACACAGTTGCTCAGGGACGATCCCGAAAATGTGATTTATCAAGGCGATATCCACCGCCAAGAACTTACTTTGCCAAGCGAGCGGGGAAAGTTTGTGATCGTCATGCGTCCTACACAATGGCGTAATTCGGGCCTACGAGGAACGATTACCTTTTTCCCTGACAAGGACAACTGTCCGCAATTCGAATCGATTCGGTTGATTCAGGCGGCAAAGTTCGTAGAACACAATGATCCACAACTTCAGAAGAAAGATCCCACAATCGAGAAAATTCGCACTGCTGAGGGTTGGCACTTAGATGTTTCCGGCCCAAAACTTCGGGCGGGTAACACGTCCTATTTTTACCGCGACCATTTTGCTTGGGCAGATCGCACACAAGACGGGTCTAACGACGCACAGAATCCGCAATATGCGTCGCTTTACGACTGGCCTGCGTGGCACAACTTCTTGAGTTGGACGCATGAGTTCGAAACTTGCGCTGTTGGTGTCACTGAGAAACACGTCGTGCTCTTGGGAGCCATCACTTGGGGCTACCAATCCAAGAAAGGGACTGTCGCACTCCTCCCCATTGGCGTGGCCGATGAGCCATCTGGCTCGTTTGTTCGGGCAGCGACGATGTTTCAGAGGATTCATGGTGGCAATCATTTTCGACAAGCGACTCCGACGAAGTGGCCAGATAACACCCCTTTCTTCAAGAACATTGTTGAGGAACTACAGCGCCCGTGACAATCAGCAACGAGAGTGTGATGGATGGTAGAGTGCTGGGATTCTCGAAAATCGCCAGATCGGTATTGCTTTTGAATTTCTTATGTTTTGCTGGCTGCTTCAAAACAGATGCTGGAGGCGATATGAAGCCTGTTACAACGATCAGCGGCGACGCAAGGATTAAAGAATTGACGGAGAAGATTCACGAAATGCCTTACGGGCCGGTGCATGATGGCTATACCCCTGCTGTCGGAGAATTAATCCAAATTGGTCCTTCCGTATTACAACACATGCTGAACCTGATGTTATCTGATGACTACGAAAAACGAAAAAACGCGGAGGTAGTTATTCGAGAGGTAACGATGGATATGTTGAACGATGCCCCTAAGAATGTTTACACGTCAGACGAAGAAGGCCGATGGCTGAAGTTGTGGCAGGATATGGGAAATCTTGATGCCCAAGCCCCCTTAGAACAACGTAAGAAGAGCATCGAGAATTGGCGATTATGGCTTGCGACGCGCAAGAATGCTTTAAACGAATGAAGCACCGCTTTGTTGCGGCGCGGGAGCAACTATTTCGCTAGTCTAGCAGGCCCACCTTTCCCCGCTCCCACGCGAACCGCACGCGTTCCACACGGCTACCCATCCTGTCTTTCCGCGTCAGCACCGGATGCTGCTTGTCCCACACGATGCCCTGCGAAAAGTACAGGCCGTGCTTCTTGAGGAACGGCGGGTAGTTGCCGAGGTTCGCGTAACCGCCCCAGACATAGAAGCTGCGCCCCGGCAGCAGCACGCGGGCCAAGTTGCCGAACCATGCATCGAGCAGCCGGTCGAACTCGCCGTCGGTCACGAAGTCGTTGGCGAGCGGCCGGTCCTTGGCCCGCAGCTTCTTGCCCGTCGGTTTCGACTTCTCCGGATGCCGCGCCAGGTCCAGCCCCTGGTGATGCATCTTGCCGGGCAACTTCGTCTTGCCGCGCGCGATGTCGAACGCGGCGTTGCCTTGTCCCGACCGAAGTTTCTTTGCCGCTGCGTCGTTCGAGAACGAACTCAACCCCGCCGCGATAGCGTTGTTCGAGCGCGGCTCGACCCGCACGTTGTACGGCGGATCTGTATTGACCAGATGGATCGCCGCGCCGTCGAGCAGCCGATCCACATCATCGGGTTTCGACGAATCGCCACACAGCAGCCGGTGGTTGCCAAGAATCCACAAGTCGCCCGGCTGCGTGATCGCTTCGTCAGGCGGCGCGGGCACTTCATCGGGATCGGTGAGGCCCTCGTGCAATTCGCCGCCGAGCAGCTTGGCTAATTCGTCCTGGTCGAACCCCAGCAGCCCGAGGTCGTAATTCGCTGCTTGCAGCTCGCCCAACTCGATTGGCAGCAGGTCGTAGTTCCACTCGGCCAGCGACGCGGTCTGGTTGTCGGCGATGCGGTACGCCTTGATCTGCTCGGGCGACAGATCCTTGGCGACGTGAACCGGCACCTTCTCCAGGCCCAACTTCTGCGCAGCCTTCCAGCGGGTGTGCCCGCAGATGATCACGCCCTCGCCATCGACCACGATGGGCTGGCGAAACCCGAACTCGCGGAGCGATGCCGCGACGGCGTCCACCGCGTCATCGTTGATCCGTGGGTTGTTCGGATAGGGTCTTATGTCGGACAATTTGCGAAGTTCAATTTTCACTTCTGCCCTCCAAAGGTTATGGCGAAGAATGGCACTCGATCCGCAGATCACCGGAAACGTCGGCTTGTATTACTGCTGCTATCACTTGTCCCTTCTTGGCTGGATTACCTGTAGCGCGGTTCGTCAGTTCGCCGGCCAACCGGGTCTTTAACCAGATGTCGGCCCCAAAGAATCGCCAGGAGCGGCACATGCAGACGGATCTCTATCGCTACGCCTTCGACGAGCGGG